AAACTGAATATTGATTTTAAGGCATCCATATTGGGTGCCTTTTATTATGCCCAAAGCCTGATGGCATTTAAAAGCTTGGCAATATGTCCTGATGATGACATTTAAAAGCATCATTGCAGTGGTGACACCACATATAAAAACAGCGCAAGGAAAGGAAATGGATATGGAATTTTTAAAAGAGTTATTAGGCGAAGAACTTTTCGCACAGGTTGAAGCAAGAATCAATGAACACAATGGCAACGAAGCAAACAAGGATAATCAGATCAGAATCGGAAACCTTGGAACAGGTGAATATGTGGGCAAAGGCAAATATGATGCCTTGCAGGAATTGGTGAAGGGCAAGGAAACAGAATTGGCATCTGCGAATGAATTGATTGCGGAGTTGAAGAAGGCAACGAAGGGCAATGAAGAACTTCAGGGCAAGTTCACCGAATACGAACAGGAGAATGCAAGACTTCAGGCAGAGTTGCAGCAGACCAAGATCAATGCAGCAATCAAGGTTGGGCTTTTAGCTGATGGTGCTTTGGATGTTGACTATCTGACATTCAAGCTTCAGGAAAAGCTTCGTGAGAAGGGGCAGACCTTAGAACTTGATGAAAATGAAAATATCAAAGGATGGGATGACTTGTCAGCCGGTCTGAAGGTTCAGTTCCCTACACAGTACAAAACCAAATCAGAAGGTGGAATGCGTGTGTTAGGTGACAACAGACTTCCGGAAGGCGAAGGCAACAAGGGACTGTCCAAAAGCGAATTATTGAAAATGCCATATGCGGAAAGGGCGAGAATCGCAGAAGAAAACCCGGAAGCATATCAGGCAGCAATGAAATCCTAAAAAAGAAAGGTTAAAAGGTGATTAAAATGGCAGTAACAAAATTAAGTAACATTATCAATCCGCAGGTTATGGGGGACATGATCGAAGCGAAAATTAATGCATTGGCAAAATTAACACCATATGCAAAAGTAGACACTACCCTTCAGGGTGTTCCGGGTGACACCAAGACTGTTCCTTCATGGAATTACATTGGTGATGCAGATGACTTTGACCCGGAATCCGGTGAAGAAATGGAAACAACCAATCTCACCGCATCAAGCACAACCTTCACGATTAAGTGTGCAGGTAAGTCAGTTGGTATTTATCAGACCGCAATCAATTCAGGTCTTGGCAATCCTATTGGACAGGCTGAAACACAGCTTGCAAAATCTATTGTTGGTAAGGTTGACAATGATGTCTTAGATGCAGCATATACCTGTGCAAACATCTATTCTGCATCAACACTTGCAGCCATTGGATATGCAGGTATTGTTGATGCCAATGCTAAATTCGAGGATGAAGAAGATGGTATCGAGAAGGTGATGTTCATTCACCCTGCACAGGAAGCGACAATTCTCAAAGACCCTGATTTCTTATCCGCAGATAAGTTTGAAGCAGGTGTTGCAGTTCGTGGTTCAATCGGTAAGGTTGCCGGATGTTGGATTAAGAAATCCAAGAAGGTTAAGCATATCGAATATGAGAAGGCTGCGGAAGGCACCATCACCATTGTTGCAAATGATGGAACTGAATCCACCACTGCAAAGAAGCTTTCAACAGTTCAGCCATTATGTGCTGCTGTTTTGAAGGTGGGTGACAAGGTGAATGCTGTTGCAACAGCTTCACAGTATTACTTATGCCCTATCATTAAGATGGAGCCGGATTCACCTGAAACGGAGTACACCGAGGATGAACTTCCTGCAATCACCATCTTCTTGAAGAAGGATACACAGGTAGATCATGAGTGGTTCCCTAAGAAGCAGAAGCATGATGTTACTGCTGCAAAATATTATGGTGTAGCACTCACCAATGCTGCAAAGGTTGTGCTTGCTAAGTTCAAGAAATAATGAAAGGGGGATTTCCCTATGATTATTTCAGCAATCGAAGCTAGACAGCATATCGAAACTTCACTGACAGATGAAGCCCTTGAAGCAAAACTTCAGGGGCTTGAACTGTTAATCAGAAAACACACCAACAACAACTTCCAAAAGGTTAATTTCAGGGCTGTGTGTCCTGTGGAATCACAGAAGTTATCCACCGATTATGGCATGTTCCGGGTAGGTGACACAGTGATGATATCTCAATCCTTCTACAATGATGACTTATATCAGGTCATGGAGATAGAAGGGAACTATATCACACTTGATAAACCACTTGCAGACGAGCCAAGGGTGGTGGTGACTAAAGTGGAATATCCTTTGGATGTGAAGATGGGTGTCATCAATATGCTGAAGTGGGACCTTGAAAACAGGGACAAGGTAGGAATACAGTCTGAAACGATTTCAAGGCATTCTGTGACCTATTTCAATATGGATGGGGATAATTCCACCATGGGCTTCCCAAGGTCCTTGTTGGGCTTTTTACAGCCTTATAAGAAGGCAAGGTTCTAAGGGGGTGGCATCATGATTGGTGGAAACACAGAAGCATTGATTCAGGTTTGTGATGGTACCACAACCAATGACATTGGCGAACAGGTCCAGGCATGGACAGATGTGCAGAGTGTGAAGGGATGGCTTGATTATCAGTCAGGTGATTCCAAATACAATGTGTATTCAGCCAAGATTCAGGAATCCACTCACTTGTTCCTTTGCGATTATGTGCCTTTGGATGCTTCTATTTCGGCTGAAAACAGCCGATTGATTGTGAATGGTGAAAGATATGATGTGGTGCTGATTGATGACCCTATGGGGCTACACAAGCACCTAGAAATCTATCTGAAGTTCACAGGGGGGCAGTAACATGGTGAAGTTTGAAGATAACAGCATAAAAGTCAAGGCTGAACTTGATGATGCCTGCATTGCTTTCTTGCATGAAGCAGGGTTGACAATGCAAAGGCAGGCTGCAAATAACACCAGGGTGGCATCAGGTGATACAGCCGGGGCATGGGACTATGCAGTCGATAGAGGTCAACTTGAAGTGACAATAGGCAATCCAATGCAGAATGCCATTTGGGAAGAATTTGGAACCGGTGAATATGCACTGAAGGGCAATGGCAGAAAAGGTTGGTGGGTATATGTCAAGGACAGTGGCACATCAACAACAAGCAGTTCGCAGAACCAATACACCTTGGAAGAAGCCAAGGCTGTTGCTGCTTACCTTAGAAGCCAAGGCTTAGATGCGTATTACACAAACGGTAAAAAGCCTTCCAGGGCATTGCATAATGCCTTTATTGCCAAGAAGGATGCCATCATCCGGCAAGCCCAAAAGGTGCTGAAAGCGAGGTTTAAATAAGTGAGTAATGAAGCATTGAAAATCATTTCTGATGCTATGAAATCCCTGAAAATCAACTATGCCTTCATGGAATGGAAGGGTAAAGTGACATATCCCTATTTTGTAGGGGAGTACACCGAGAATCCACCAACCAATGAAGATGGAATGCAGGAAACAACATTCCTTATCACAGGCTTTTCAAGGGAATCATGGGAAGCATTGGAGAATACAAAAGAGAAAATCAAATCCTACTTTGACAAAGTGGGTGGGAAAACAGTCATGGCTGACAATGGTTCGGCAGTGGCTGTTTTTTATTTGAATAGTTTAGTGGTCCCCACCGGGGATTCAGAACTAAAGAAGATACAGATCAACTTATCTATTAAAGAATGGAGTGTGAACTAATATGGCATATGAAGAATTAAAGTCAAGCGGCATCACCGCAAATACACCGCAGAACATCATGCTTGGTGCAGGAACCATCCACAAGGGATTCACCCTGACTGATGGCAAGTGGAACTTTGAAGAATCCTTGATTGGTGCAACATCAGGTGGTTCTAAGTTCAGCATTGTTCCTGAATTTATGGATATTGAAGTGGATGGTGCATTAGTAAAGGTAAAGGGACTTCAGCAGAAGGTTGGCGAAACAGCAACCATGGAAGTGAACTTCGTTGAAATGACACCTGAACTTCTTAAGATGTGTGTTGTTGGTGACACCGCAGCTTCCACAGATTTTGAAGGTTACAATGAAATCACTTCAAGGGCTAGAATCCAGGAAAGTGATTACATTCAGAACCTTGCATATGTGGGCAAGAAAACGGATGGCACACCAATCATCATCATCTTCGACCAGGCAATTTGTACTTCCGGATTGGAAGTGGAAGGTAAGAACAAGGAAGCAGGTGTGTTTGCAGGCACTTTTGAGTGTGTGGCAGACCTTTCACCGGAAGCTGACACCTTACCTTGGCGCATCTTATATCCGACACCGACTGTGTAAAGGGGGATAAATCATGAGAGTGAAAGTTATTGTTCCTTTTAAGGATAGCAAGGCAAACAATAAGCTGCGCAAGCCCAATGAAGAATTTGACTGCACTGCGGAGAGATTCGCAGAAATCAAGAAGGCAGGCAATTTTGTTGTGGTGGTAGATCAGGAAGCGAAAGCTGAAAAGCAGTAAAAAGAAGGAGATTGAACAATGGAAAATACAGAAAAATCATATGAACTTAGACCACTTGTGGCATCTGATATGGGTGCCATTTGCAAAATCATTTCAGCAATTGGATTCCGTCAATTCAAGGATTGTTTCAAGGCAGAGGATTTGAAGGAAACCAAGAATGTTGAGCAGGTAGGAATTGCGGTGGTGTTTGATGTCGCAGGCATCATTATTTCCAATTTCTCCAGGGCTGAAGCTGAAATCCAATCCTTCCTTGCAAGCCTTACCGGTATGAAGGTTGCGGAGATTCAGAAGCTTTCCATTGCTGACTATGGCGAAATGATTATGGATGTAGTCATGAAAGACGATTTCCAGGATTTTTTCAAACGTGTCATGAAATTGTTCAATCGGTAGGATATATCAAATTTATGGACT